ACTGTGAGAGAGAGTAGATTTATAATATTATTATCATTTACAGTACACACACCACACACAGGACAGACGCCATCCGTCCGGGTCTCCCCTTCCGCCTTCACCCATAAATCATTTAATTGCCCTTAATGCCGTGATTTGTCTAAGCCATTGAAAGCACAAGCCAATCTGCAATTCTTTGGCGGTTTCTAGGCTGCTCCGTATATTCGGCGTTAATTAAAAGTCTAGCAATTTCAAAGGCTTAGGATTGGCATTTATCGGGATGGCGCTTTCTTGCACTTTTCTGCAACATAACGCTTGCAAGTTTCTGCAAGATGTGGGATGAAGGGACATCAACAAGGGAGAGACGCAGATGACCAAGATCACCTACAAGGGCCACCAGTACGATGCAGATGCAGCCATCAATCTGATGGACGATGAAATCCGGGAGAAGCTGCACTCGGCCCGCGACTGGAAGAGCGAGCAGGAGTTTTTCGACGCCTACGTTAAGGCGCACGCCGAGACGTACGGCAAAGATTTTGTCATCAACTGATTGAGGGGCCACGCGCCCCTCACCCACCCACCCAATAGGAGAATTCACCAATGACCAACGACCAAGCCGTACTCGAAACCGCCTACGCCGCATTCAACATCGGAAGCACCGGCTTCTGCGCCTACGTCTCCGAGCGCGCCACCGGCCTCTGCATCAGCCGCACCGAAGCCGCAGCCATCGCAGCCAAGGCCTCCACTGCCGCCGAGTTCCTCAATATCTGGAACAACGAGGAAATGTGGCAGGATTGCCACAACGGTATCGACGCACTCTAAGGGAGAACTACCAATGACCACCGCCAACGACATCATCGCCAAAGGCCACGCAGCAATGGCCGAACTCGCCACCCGCCCACGCAAGCCGCCCCAGACCGGCGAGGAAGCCATCCTCGTCATCGAGGAGATGCGCCGCCACACCAAGTCCAAAGCCGCACGCATCCGCATGGCCGACATGGCAATCAGCATGGGCAACCTGACGCCCCGCGCACGTTCGATCTGGATTGTCTATCGGGCAGAGGAGGCCTCCAAGTGACCGACACCGAATTCACCAATCTGGTCAGCACAGCCATCTGGACCGCACAGAACGCACACGCAGCAGCCCTTGCCGTTCACGCCCTGTGCGTGGCAAAGGCCAAAGCCGAAGGCATGAAGCCAGACATCGAGGTCGCCATCCATAGTCCCGGTCAAGAGAGGCACCATTCGCAAACAGATTGCTGGGGCGTTTGCTTCGAAGCTGGCCCTTACGAGTGGGCAATTGACGCCTCGATCCACTCTCCACTGAACCGCGTCATCGCCGAACCCTACTACGGCTTCGATCTGAGCTTCTACAATGCCTAAACCCAACGGACGCCCGCCTAAATATCCGTGGCGCACCATCGAGATCGGTGAATCGTTCTTCGCTCCCGGTCGGAGTTCCAAATCGCTCCAGCACGATGCCGCCAAATACCATCACCCACGCCGCTACACCTGCCGCAAGATCAGCCTCAGAGGCATCATCGGCACCAAAGTCACGAGGACCGAATGACCGACTGGATTCCCATCACCAAAGGCGACCGCAAGCCACCGGGATACGTCCTCGTCACTTGCTTATACACCACGAGCAAGTTTCATCTCGCCATGTGGGGAGGTCCCGTAGAAACCTTCTCTATCGTCAGAATCGCCCGATGGAGCACAGCCCGCAAGACTTGGGAGGATAACAGTCCTCGGGCAGAAAAACTTGATAACGTCACCGCATGGATGCCACTGCCGGAGCCATACAAGTCATGACCGACTTCGCCGTCAAAGTCACCGTTCGCAACGCCAGGCTCCTCCGCGCCATCAAGGCCGCAGGGTTCTCCACACAAGCCGAGTTTGCCAAGTTCATCGGCACCACACCACAACGCATTGGCGAACTGCTCAACTTCAAGTTAAAGCCCATAGCCAACGGCGACTGGTCATCCCTCGCGATGGACATCTCCTCCGCACTCCGCACCGAGCCGGAAGAACTCTGGCCACACCACATGCGAGACCTGCTCACCGCCCGCAACTCCATCGAGGCAGAGATCGACGCCGAGCAACTCGCCCAGATCGCCGCACCGTCGAGCCTGGAAGTGGACAAGCCCCTCCTCGCCAAGCTTGTCGCCGCCATCACCCACCCAAAACGCCGCGCCATGATCGAAGCCCGCTTCGGCCTCACCGGAGAACCGGAACAGACGCTCGAAGATATAGCCAAGGACTTCCGCGTCACCCGCGAACGCATCCGGCAATGCGAACTTCGATCCTTCCGCGAGATGAGGGAAAAGGCTAGACGCATGGGCATTGAAGTGCCAAAGCATCCATATCGGTATTGATCCCCCTGCGGTTTACTCCTCCCGCCGCAGCAAACTTGCCCCGCCCTTGTGGTGGGGCTTTTTTTGCTCTATATTGCGCCGCATGACACCAGACGAACTCATCCAATGGCGCACCTCGGTCGCCCTATCGAAGCGCAAGGCAGCAGAAGCCCTCGGCCTCGCACGCAATACGTTCCGAGCCTACGAAACCGGCAAGCAGCCGATCCCGCGATACATCGAACTTGCCGTTAAGGCAGTCCAGAAAACCGACAATAAAAAGGACAGCAATGCTGACCTATAAGCTGATTCCAACCTCCGACCTCATCCCGTACGCCCGCAACAGCCGGACGCACTCCGAGGCCCAGGTCACCAAGATCGCGTCCTCAATCAAAGAATTCGGGTTTATCAACCCGGTGGTGACAGACGGCAAGAATGGCATCGTAGCGGGCCACGGACGCGTCCTGGCGGCGAACAAGCTGGGACTGAAGGAAGTGCCGTGCGTTGAGGCGAGCCACCTCACGGAGGCCCAGAAGCGCGCCTATGTCATTGCCGATAACCGGATGGCGCTTGATGCCGGATGGGACTTCGAGATGCTCAAGGTTGAATTGAAAGACCTCGAAGACATGAAATTCGATCTGACAATGACAGGATTCGATCTAGGCGAGATGGCATCAATGTTCGCGGAGCCAAACTTTGAAGCTGGCACCGAAGCCGATCAAGGCAAGCTCGACGAACTTGCACCAAAGATCATCCAATGCCCGCATTGCGGAGATGAGTTCGACATGAGGAAACATGAGCAAGGCTAACCTCCGCATCGACTGGGCAACACATGAAGCTGCGAAGTATGCTGTCGAAACGTGGCATTATAGCAAATGCTTGCCAGCTGGAAAGTTGGTCAAAGTAGGTGCTTGGGAAGACGGAAAGTTTATCGGGGTTGTCTTGTTTGGCCGTGGTGCAAACCATAATATGTCAAAACCTTATGGATTAGGACAAGATCAATGTGTAGAACTTGTTAGGGTTGCACTAACAAATCATTTTACACATGTGTCTAAAATAATGTCATTGGCTATCAAGTTTCTGAAAAAAACAAATGAAGGAATTCGTCTAGTAGTGTCATACGCTGATTTAGATCACGGTCATCATGGTGGAATATATCAGGCCACCAATTGGATATATGAAGGTGTCTTTAATCAAGGCGCAAGACAAGGCTTTATTATAAACGGAAGACTAAGACATAATAAATCCGTCCATTCACTTGGTGTTAAACAATCACTTGTAGAAGTTAAAAAACACTTAGATCAAAACGCAAAAGAGGTATTTACAAAAGGAAAACACAAATACCTGATGCCACTAGACGAAGACATGCGGCAGCGTATAATGCCGCTTGCCAAACCATATCCAAAGCGTGTGAAGAAGGCGATGGCTTCCTCCCCGGAAGCACAGCGGCAGGGCAGCACTGACCCACACGCTCCAACTCTTGAGGCCTCGACATGATCGAAGAAACCAAAGGCAAGCTAGGCCGCAAGCCTCATGCACCGACAGACGCGCAGCGCCAGCTGGTCTCGCTTCACGCAACGGTCGGCACCACGCACGAGAGCATTGCCGAAATCCTCAGCATCCACAAAGAGACGCTCTACAAATACTATTCCGCCGAACTGAAGCAAGCACGCGACAAGGCAAATGCAACCATCGGCGGTGCGCTATTCAACAAGGCCAAGGCTGGCGACACCACCGCCATGATCTTCTGGCTCAAGACGCGCGCACGCTGGCGCGAAACCGTGGACATCTCCAACGAAGATGGATCACTGAGACCGGAGCCAGTCGCTGCCGCCGTTCTTGCTGCGCTCAACAAGATTTACGATGACGCCGAGTGAGCATCGAGCCGCCAACCATCAACGGCTCTATAAATTCGCCCGCACGATCTATCGCGCCCGCACCAATCAGGACATGCTACCGAACAGGCATCAGCGGGAAATCTGCCGCAGCCTTGAGCAGGTCTTCGCCCACCGCATCAAGCGGCTCATCATCAATGTGCCGCCTCGATCCGGCAAGACCGAGATCGCTGTCAAGGCATTCATCGCCTGGACCATCGGCCTCGTGCCTGATGCCGAATTCATCCATGCCAGCTATTCCAAGCGCCTCGCCACATCCAACGCATACGACATCCGCGCCATGATGCAGCACGAGACCTATCGATCAATATTCCCGTGGGTCTCGCTTCAAGACGATAGCAAGGCAAAGGATGAGTTTCGCACATCACACGGCGGCATTGTCTACGCAACCGGCGCAGAAGGGACCATCACCGGATACGGAGCTGGCAAGATGCGAGACGGCTTCGGCGGTGCCATCATCATCGATGACCCGCACAAGGCAGGTGAAGCAACCTCGCCCATCATGCGCCAGAACGTCATTGACTGGTATCAGACCACGATTCAGTCGCGCCTCAACAAGACAGACACGCCAATCATCGTCATCATGCAGCGGCTCCACGAGGATGATCTTTCTGGCTGGCTTCTAGGCGGCGGCTCCGGTGAACATTGGGACAGCCTCGTCATCCCCGCCCGTGATCCCGATGGATCATCGTTCTGGCCTGAGCAATTCCCGCCCGAGATGCTCGACCGCCTGGAGCAATCCAGTCCCTATGTGTTCGCTGGCCAATACATGCAACGACCCGCACCGCTTGGCGGCGGCATCTTCAAAGATGAATGGTGGCGTTTCTATGAGGCCATGCCGCCGCTCAAGTGGCGGGCGATCTATGCCGACACCGCGCAAAAGACAAAGGAACAGAATGACTATTCCGTCTTCCAATGCTGGGGCCAAACGCAAACCGGACAAATCGTGCTGCTCGATATGGCACGCGGCAAGTGGGAAGCTCCAGAACTTGAGACGATGGCCCGCGCGTTTTGGCAGAAGCATCATTCCCAGCCGTATCATGGGCCGCTTCGAGCCTTCAAGGTCGAAGACAAGGTGAGCGGCACCGGACTAATCCAGAAGCTGAAACGTGAGGGCATTCCGATCATCCCGATCCAGCGCAATACCGACAAAGTGACCCGCGCATTCGATGCCGCGCCCTATGTTCAATCCGGCAATGTCTACATCATGTCCAACATTGATCACCTGGCCGATTTCATGTCCGAGGCCTCGGTCTTTCCCAACGGCACACATGATGATATGATAGACGCCGCAATGAGTGCAATTTCCGATATGACCGCGCCGCAGTCTGCTCCTGCGGTTCGCGCCTTGTGAGGTTATCGATGGGACTTTTTGACCGTTTCCGCCGCCCGCAAGAGCGCAAGGAATCCGCTGCCGCCAAGCTGATGGTGATCAATCCCGGCCAAGCCGTGTGGTCTCCACGCAACTACGAATCCTTCGCCAAGGAAGCCTATGGCAAGAACGTGGTGGCATATCAGGCCATCAACCGGATCGCTGACGCCATCGCATCCGTCAATCTTGGCGTCTATCGTGGCGAGACGGAACTGGTCGACCACCCGTTGATCACGCTACTCGAGCGACCGAATCCGCTTCAGTCCTATTCCGATTACGTTCGCGCCAAGGTGTCGTTCCTGATGATTGCAGGCAACGGCTACGAAGAGCGGTTCATGGTGGGCCGCGAGGTCAAGGAACTCTACCAGCTTCGACCAGACCGCATGAAGATCGTTCCGTCATCCAACGGCATCCCGTCTGCATATGAATACACGCTCGGGCAGAACAAAGTGCGGTGGGAGATGGACCCTCGCACGCTCGAATCCGATGTGCGGCACTTGAAGCTGTTCAACCCGTTGAACGATTGGTACGGAATGAGTCCAATCGAGGCAGGTTCCTACGCCATCGACCAGAACAACGAAGCCATGAACTGGATGCAAGCCTTGCTTCAGAACTCGGCGCGTCCGTCTGGTGCATTGACCGTCAAGGATTCCGGCACGCTATCTGACGAGAATTTCAACCGCCTCAAAGCCCAGATCGAAGAGCAATATTCCGGCTCCTCGAACGCCGGTCGCCCGATGCTCCTCGAAGGTGGCCTTGACTGGCAGCAGATGGGCCTAAGCCCGACTGACATGGGCATCATCGAGGTGAAGTTCTCTTCGGCCCGTGACGTTGCCCTAGCATTCGGTGTTCCACCGCAGCTTCTCGGCATTCCTGGCGATAACACCTATTCCAACTATGCCGAGGCCCGTCTGGCCTTCTGGGAAGACACGGCGCTTCCATTGCTCCAGATGATCGTCAACGACTGGAACAATTGGCTCGGCTCCATCTACGGTGTCGAGATCAAGCCAGACATCGACAGCATTCCGGCCATTGCCGAGAAGCGGCTTTCAATGTGGCAGATGGCTGACCAAAGCCAAGACCTCACCATAAACGAACGCCGCGCCTTGAAGGGCTATGGTCCAATTCAGGGCGGTGATGTCCTCTTCGTTTCTTCCGCCGAAATCCCCTTGAGCATGGCAACCGAACCGTTACCGGAACCACTCAGCCCCGATCTTGTGAAAGCACTGGCCTATGGCTCGAAGGCTGGTTGATTCGAACACCCGCCGCGAGGTGCGCCGTCAAGGCGCATTGCTCGACAGGCTGACGGTTCAATTCCGTGGCCGTCTTCAGCGTGAGATCGCAACCGCCATGCGTGAGATGGTCGAGCATTGGGAGCAGACCGGCAATGTCACCTTGCCGCGCGATTTCCGTGACCGCATCGAGGCGACTTATCGCCAGATGGCAATTGCATCGATCACCACGTTCGGCTCCCGCATCATGGAGCAAGCCAAGGCGCGAGGCTTGAAGTTGGAGACCAAGGAAAGCTTTGCCCAGATCATGACGCGCAGGGCGTTGCGCTTTATTGAGCAAGAGGCGATCCGCCGCCGCATCACAGATGTGACGGAAACAACCCGCGACCAAATCATCCGGGCAGTTCGGAAGGGCTACGAGGACGGCTTGGGCCAACGCGGCACAGCTTCCTACATCCTCGATCTAGTGCCACAGATTTCGTCCTACAGGGCCGAGATGATTGCCCGCACCGAGACGCACGGCGCTGCTAATTACGGCTCCCAAGAGGCCGCAAAACAGACTGGCTTGCCCTTGGCCCGCGAATGGCTGGCCGCTGCCGATGACCGCACCAGAGAGACGCACCGCGAGGCGAACGGTCAGGTTGTCGGAATGGACGATACCTTCCGCGTGGGCGATTCTGACCTAGCCTTTCCCGGCGATCCATCCGGCCCCGCCGATGAGGTCATCAACTGCCGCTGTGCCGTTGGTTACATCGTAGACGAAGCCGCCCTTGAGGCCATGTTGTGATTTCAATCAAGCAATGATATATTCCCCTCATGCCTAGCCCCGGCCCGACCGAAAACGAAGACGAGTTCATCTCCCG